AAGTATGGTTCAACAAGTCCTTGGGGGACAACACCAATTTTAAGAAATCAATATTTAGACGTAATGAAAATTAGGCCAGTGCCGGCAAGCGACGATGATGTATTATATGAAATACAACCTCAGTTTACGCATAGACCTGACTTACTTGCTTTTTCAATTTATGGTACTCCAAAGTTATGGTGGGTATTTGCACAAAGAAACATGGACATTTTAAAAGATCCTGTTTTTGATCTTGAAGCAGGTGTTCGAATCTATATTCCAAGAGAAGACAAATTAAAAGACTTTTTAGGTTATTAATAAATGGCAATAAATTTTACTAGACTTACTAATTCGGTAAAAGACTTACCAACGCAACTGAACCGTGTAACAGGTCAAGCAAACGACCTGTTAGGATCTGTACCAGCTCAAGTAGAAAGTTCTCTTAACAATTTAAAATCACAAGCAAGTTCGTCAATAATTTCCGTAACTGATCAGTTCAATGTTGGAGAACAATTAGAATCAGCAGTAGCCGGATTTAGAAATAGTATTCCTACTGATATTCAACAATTAGCTGATATTGAACAGGCTATTTCGCAAGGAGCAGCAGGTCTAATTGCATCAGCATCAGGCTCTGTATTACAAACTGCTACAGTAGCATTAGGACAAACAGAAAATAAATTAAAAGAATACGCAACATACAATTACATTATAACACTTGCTTGTTTAACAATTAACGAAATTAATTTTCCTGATAGTACATATCGAGTTGGTCCACCGAAAGTAACAGTATTAAAATCAGGAGGCGGACTAGGAGCTAGTAAAGCAAAAACAGCATACGAAACTAGTGATTTATCGTTAGAATATTTTATAGACGATTTAGAAATTGAAGGAATTATCGCACCTACTACTAAATCACGTTCAACAAATGCAACAGTTTTAAATTTTACTGTTACAGAACCTTATAGTATGGGATTGTTTTTACAAACACTTATGATTGCTGCTAATAAAGCAGGTCATAAAGATTATTTAAAAGCACCATATGCACTAATAATAGAATTTAGAGGATATGATGATAACGGTAATCCTTTAAACTTAGATAGAACAACACGCAGAGTATTTCCAATAAGCATTAACACAGTTGATTTTGATGTTACAGCAGGTGGTTCTAGATATGCAGTACAAACTAATGCTTGGCAAGAAATTGCCTATAGCAGTGTAGCACAAAGTACAAGAAGCGACACTATTTTGCAAGGCGCATCTGTACAAGAATTATTACACACCGGAACAAACAGTTTAACAGCAATACTTAATAAAGCAATTAGAGAAAAAGACGATGAAGGAAATAGTATTAATAGAGATGAATATGTTATAATGTTTCCAAACCAACTCTCATCAAGTTTAGGAATATCAAATCAAGCAGGAACAAATCTTAGTGACAGAGCATTAATGACCGAAGAAGAATTTTATTCCGCTTGGACTGGTGCTGACACTGAATTGTTTGATTTTGATCCTGACCTTCTTTTACAAAATAGATCAGAAGCATACGAACGTTATATAGAAATTAGTGCTTCAAACAATAATATTTCAGCCGCAGTACGCAGAGCTGCTGATAATACTGAAACAGCTAATCCAATAGGAAAAGGTCAAATTGACAGTGCAATGATAACAGGTGGTGCAGTACCTTTTGGTGAAGAAGCATACACATATGATCAAAGAACAGGCATTTATAGAAGTGACCAAGTAACAATTTCTCGAGATTTTAGAACATTTCAGTTTAAGCAAGGAACTAGGATTGAAGATATAATTGAAGAAATAGTTTTGATAAGTGAGTATGCTCAAACAGCCGCAACACAATTACAAAGTGTTCCTGCAGGTGGAGGAATGATTCCTTGGTTTAGAATACATGCGCAAACATTTTTAGTACCAGATGAAGAAATTAGACGTAGAACCGGCCAAAATCCAAAAATATATGTATATGCAGTTGTGCCTTATCAAGTACATTCGTCAACATTTCAACAAGCATCGCAACCATCAGTGGGCATAGAACAGCGTAAAGCAGCCGCAGCAAAACGATACGATTTTATCTATACAGGTCAAAACGACGATATAATTGATTTTGAAATTAATTTCAATAATGCATTTTATACAGCAATGAGTTCAAACATGAATGGTGCAGGAACAACTAGACTTGCAACTCGTGATTCTGTAACAGTAGATACTGCACCAAGATTTCAGCCAGCAGCAGGAAATGAAGGTGTTGGCAGTGTTAACAGTGACAGATCTGTAACAGAAGTTGCAAATGCAACAGCAACCGGAAATAGTGGCGGCAGTGATGCAGATACACCTGCAATACGAGTTGCTAGAATGTTCCATGAGGCAATAGTCAATAATGACACTGATATGGTTACGATGGAGTTAACTATTATAGGAGATCCTTATTATCTTGCAGACAGCGGACAAGGAAACTATTTTTCTCCACCATCGGGATTTACAGGATACACGTCAGACGGAACAATGGATTATCAGTCGTCAGAAGTAGAAGTTTTAGTAACTTTTAAAACTCCGATAGATTATAATACAGGAAATGGATTAATGATATTTCCAGAAATAGACAATGTTCCGGTAAACGCATTCACTGGCTTATACAAAGTAAACATTGTAAGAAACAGTTTTGCTGGAGGAAAGTTTACTCAAGTGTTAGAATTAATTAGAAGAAACAATCAAGATAGTGATACAAATGTTAGAGGCGGCGGCACCGGCGATAACTCTACTGCTGTTGCTCCATCAGACACTACTGGCAGCGGCTCAGGAGATACACAAACTCCACAACCAGTAATTTTTGGCGGACAGGATATTACTAATACAGGAACAGCACAAGGAACTGGAGCAGGAGCACCACCTACTCCTACTCAACCTACTGCACAAGTTAACACAACATCTCCAACAGTGGAATTTGGTGGACAAACAATCGTTAATGAAAACTTTACTCCTCCGGCTAATAATAATCCGCCGCCTGATGCTAATATTGATGGAGGAGTTTCTTAATGCCAGCAAATACACGACCTTCACGACGATTAGTAGTTTCGAATCCAGGTCCGTACGAAGCGATTGTTGTATCTCATCTTGACCCAAAAAGAATGGGTACACTTCAAGTTGAATTATTAAGAAACAGCACGTCTGGTAACGATCCAGAACGTTCAGGGCAAATAGTTACAGTAAAGTATCTGTCTCCGTTTGCAGGAACAACACCTATATCAGGAAATACTACTACAAATAATTTTCAAGGATCACAGAAATCTTATGGGTTTTGGATGGTACCACCTACAGTTGGAACACGAGTTCTTGTTATATTTGCAGAAGGAAACATTGCTAGGGGTTATTGGATTGGTTGTGTATATGATGCTTATATGAATTGGATGACCCCAGATCCTTGGTCAGGATCTCCGTACAATACTTTTGATCCTAATAGAAAATTACCAGTTGCAGAGTTTAATAAACGTATAGCATCTTCTGCAGGTAACGATCCTACAAAATATATTAAACCTCTTAATAACGATTTTTACACTATACTTGGACGTCAAGGACTTGTAGATGACGATGTTAGAGGTCCTGCCAACAGCTCTAGTAGAAGAGAATTACCGTCAAGGGTTTTTGGGGTAAGCACCCCCGGGCCAACTGATAAACGAGAAGGTGCACCTAAAGGTCCTATAGGACCAGTTGAAGCAAGAACACAAGCGTTTTCAAGTGTACTCGGTGGAAGCAGTATTGTAATGGACGACGGTGATGACCGTTATATAAGAAACAGTTATGCTAGCCAAGATAAAATGGAGTATACAGATCTTGTTGCTAATCCTGAAGCAACTACAGGAATAAAAACGCTACCAAAAGGTGAAATGATGCGATTTAGAACTCGCACAGGACATCAGATTCTTATGCACAATTCAGAGGATTTAATTTACATTGCTAATGCCCAAGGCAGTACTTGGATAGAATTAACTTCTAATGGTAAAATTGATATCTATGCACAGGATAGTGTTAGCATAAGAACACAAAATGATTTAAATGTTAGTGCTGATAGAGATATCAATATGACTGCGTCAAGAGATATTAACTTTAATGCTGGTAGAGATTATAAACTTACTGTTTCAAACAACAGTGATGTTAAAGTTGGCAATGATCATAAACTTGATGTTGCTTCAAATCATGATGTATATGTTGGAGCAACACAAAAAGTATATGTTGGTGCAGAAGGACATTTAGTAGTAGTTGGCGCACACTATATAACCAATCAAACAACGTTTGATATGAGCACTACAGGACAGCGTACAGAGTTTCAAGGACAGTACGATTTACAAACTGGCGGACACAATTATTTCACTTCAGGTGAAAATACAGAAATTGCATCTAGCGGAGACATTATTCAAACAGGCACAAACATTCATCTAAACGGTCCTGCGGCTACTACCGCAGCTCTTGCGAGCGGAGCAGCGCAAGCCGCTGTCGCAGCACCTGCGCTTTGGCCGGTACGTGTACCGGTACATGAACCGTGGCGTGGACATGAACATTTAGACCCTGGAACATTTACTCCTCAGTTCACACAAGCAAGCAGTTCTCCAAGCCCTGCATTAAGAGAATCAACACCGCAACTTAATACTAATGCTGACTTAGCAGGATCTGGCGCAGCGCCAGGAGCAACAGTTGCAGCAGCAAACAACACTACTGCCGGATCAAATGCACAAGTTGTTGTACCTGGAGAAGTAGGAACTAGCGGAGCACAACCAGCAAATCCAGTTCCGGTTAACGATTTACAAAAACACTTTTTAAGTGAACTTATAAAAGCAATTGGATTAGACCCTGCAAATGCTCTTAAAACAGCAGATCCTAACAGACTTGCCCCTGGTGAAACACCAGGAAATGCAGAAGCACTTGGTATGGCAATGGCACAGATTCAAGCAGAATGTGGTTTCCGTCCAAGAAGCGAAAACATGAATTATAGAGCAAGTACATTACGTAGAGTATTTCCTAGTCGTGTTAGAAGTGATGCGTTTGCTCAAGAACTTGTTGCAGCAGGGCCTGCTGCAATTGGTAATACATTGTATGGCGGACGTTATGGCAACGCTCAAAATGAAGGTTACAAATATCGTGGTAGAGGGTTGATTCAGTTAACATTCAAAGACAACTATAGACGTTATGGTGGACTAGCTGGAACTCCACAAATTGTTGAAAATCCTGATTTAGTTAATGATCCGGAAATTGCAGTAAAAATTGCTTGTGCATATATTAAATCAAAGTCTATTAGTTGGGGAAGTTATGACTTTGGAGCACTTGGTGAAGAATTCCGTAGAGCAGTCGGTTATGCTAACCGCGGCGGCGAAGAGACACGAAATCGTATTGGATTAGGTAGAGGGTTTGCAAGTAAGATTATTACTGGTGAGCTAGTACCGCTTGCAAGTATTACAACAGAACCTGCAGGCACAAATATTGAAGCAGGTAATAGAGTTGAACCAGCAGAAGAACTTCCTCCACTGCCATAATATAATAGGGTAAATACTGTTATGAGTACACAAGAAAAACGTTTATATAAAGAGGTAACAGTTAGCTCTAACAAAAGACCGTCTCTACCAACACAAAGTAGAGCGTACAAAGGCATCTCAACAGTTAATAAAGAGAATAGCAGTTTTAACTTGTATGACATTGCTCTTATAAAACAGGATATTATAAATCATTTTCATATTCGTGTAGGAGAAAAGTTAGAAAATCCTGGATTTGGAACTATCATTTGGGACGTATTATTTGAACCAATGACAGAAGCTCTAAGAGATGCTATTGCTGATAATGTTACAAAAATTATCAATCATGATCCTAGGGTACAAGTTGAGCAAGTCACTGTAGACACCTATGAAAGTGGTATAATGATAGAGTGTACGCTAACATATTTGCCTTACAATATTTCTGAGAGTATGCGCTTAAAATTTGACGAAGATAATGCTATTTTATCTTAGAGAATTAAGTACGCACTTTTCGAATCATAATAAATACTGTATAATAAAGGAAAGCAAATATGTCCACGACAGATAGACAAAATAGACTATTACTAGCGGAAGATTGGAAACGAGTTTATCAGTCTTTCCGTAATGCAGATTTCCAAAGTTACGACTTTGATAATTTGCGTAGAACAATGATTAATTACCTCCGTCAAAACTATCCGGAGGACTTCAACGATTATATCGAATCAAGCGAATATCTAGCACTTATTGACCTTATTGCTTTCCTTGGTCAAAACTTGTCTTATCGTATTGATTTAAACGCTCGTGAGAACTTCCTTGAACTAGCAGAACGCCGTGAAAGTGTACTACGTTTAGCAAGATTGCTTTCCTATAATCCTAAGCGTAACCAATCAGCAAATGGCTTGTTAAAGTTTGAGTCTGTAAGAACTACCGAAGAAATTTACGATTCAAATGGTACAAACTTATCAGGACAAACTATACTATGGAATGATATTTCAAACCAAGATTGGTACGAGCAATTTATTAAAGTACTTAATGCTGCACTTCCAGCAAACTCTGTTTATGGGCGTCCTGTAAAAAGCAGTACAGTTAACGGAGTTAGTGTTGAACAGTATAGAGTAAACGGTACAAACAGCGATATTCCTGTTTATGGTTTTACTAAAAATGTTGATGGTAAATCAACACAATTTGAAATTGTAAGTACTAACATTGAGAATGGTGCTATTATAGAAGAAGCACCTCTTCCGGGAAATAACTTTGCATTCCTTTATAGAGATGATGGACAAGGAGCAGGTTCTAATAATACAGGATTTTTTGCACACTTTAGACAGGGTCGTTTAGATCAAGGGCAATTTACAGTTACTAATCCTTCAACAAACCAAGTAGTTGCTATTGATGCAATTAATGTTAATAATACAGATACTTGGCTATACAAACTTGACACTATAGGTAGTGAGCAAGAACTATGGACAAAAGTTGATGCTATAGAAGGTAACAACATTGTTTACAACAGTTTAAACAAAAATATTAGAAATGTGTATTCTGTTTTAACAAGAGTAGAAGATAGAATTAGTTTAATTTTCTCTGATGGTACTTTTGGTAACTTACCTAAAGGTAGTTTTAAAGTTTACTATAGAGTAAGCGACAATAGAAGTTTTACTGTTAGTCCTGGAGAGTTAATTAATATTTCAATAACTATTCCTTATCAAAGCAAACAAGGTACAAGCGAAAAACTAACAATAGGGTTAGAATTAAAATATGCTATAGATAATGCAAGCACTTCAGAAACAAGTGCAAGCATTAAAGCAAATGCTCCTGCAACTTATTATACACAAAATAGAATGGTTACAGGCGAAGACTACAATGTTGCTCCTTTAAATATTAGTCAAGAAATTATTAAAGTTAAAAGTGTAAACAGAACATCTAGTGGTATTTCAAGATACTATGATTTGCTTGATGCAACAGGAAAATATTCTAAAACAAACCTTTACGGAAAAGACGGTGTTATCTATACACAAAATTTAACAAGCAAAGAACAATTTACTTTTAATACTAGAACAGACATTGAAGGTATTATTAAGAATCAAATTGAACCTATACTAGCAAATTATAAAATTAAAAACTTTTACTATGCACAATTTTCTAAAATCATAGTGCGTGATCTAGGTGCTAGATGGAATCAAGTAACAAAAGCACAAAACCTTACAACAGGTTATTTAACCGATGCTGACGGAACAAAACTAAGAGTTGCATCTTTTACTGGCTCTACGCTACAATATTTAGAACCAGGGTCTATGTTAAAATTTGTAACACCTGCTGGTTATTTCTTTATGCCAGACGGATCAATAAGACCTGGACAACCTAATATTCCAGGAGCAAAAACATATAAATGGACTAAAGTAATTTCTATAAACGGACCAGGTATTGATAATACAAATACTGGTGAAGGAGCTATTGCACTTAATGATATTATTCCTGGCGGAATTAATGGAGATATAAACTCTGCACCAATCCTACAAGAAATTAAACCTGTGTTTACAACTGAAATAGAAACACAAATAAAAACACAAATTATTGATCAAGTCTTTACATACAAAACATTTGGATTAAGATTTGATTTTAGATCTTCAACTTGGCGTGTAATACTTGAAAATGATCTTGATATTTTATCTACATTCTCAACTGGTAAAAGTGGAGATCAAACAAATCAAAATTTAGATTCAAGTTGGATTTTGTTATTCCAAACAGATGGAGAAACATACACAATTACATATAGAGGTAAGCGTTATGTTTTTGAAAGCGATAGAGAGATTAGATTCTATTACGATAGCTCAGACAAAGTTTTTGATCCTTTAACAAATGAAATTGTTAAAGATAAAATTTCTTTAATGTCTATTAATACTGTTCCAGTTAATGACGGATACGGATTAACACCATTTACTACACCGTTTGATTGGGAAATTGTAAATGAATACAGAGATAACGAAGGTTACGTTGACAGTAAGAAAATTGAAATAGGATTTTTTGATAGTGACGACGATGGTGTAGTTGATGATCCAGAAATATTTGATAATTTTATTACAAACTCTGTTTCTGATAAATTTATATTCCAAAAGAAATATACTACAACAGATAATGTAGAAGATTATAGATATGTTGATGCATTTGATGAAAATATACAAGTTGTTAATACAGAAACTGATATAACAACTAACGGTATTGATAGTTATCCTGCAAATTCTGTTTTTTATATAATTGATACTAATATCTTTAAAGTATATAATACAACTACAGAAGTATTAGAAATTGTTGTAAATTATAGAGCTTATAACGGAAGAGATAAAATCATATTCCAATACGAACATGCTGCTGACGAAAGTAACAGAATAGATCCAAGCAGCTCAAACATAATTGACACTTATGTTTTAACTAAGCAGTATGATACAAAATTTAGACAGTACATTTCGGGTGCTATTTCTAGCAAGCCAGTACCTCCTACTAGCGACGAGCTTTATGTTAATTTTGGAGAAGAAATTAATAAGATAAAGTCAATTAGTGATGAAGTTATCTATCATCCTGTTAAGTATAAAGTGCTGTTTGGAACAAGCGCATCAGAAGATCTAAAAGCAATGTTTAAAATAGTTAAAAATCCTGATAAAGTTGTAAACGACAACGAAATCAAAGCAGCAGTTATTACAGCAATTAATGAATTTTTTGCTATAGAAAACTGGGAATTTGGCGATACATTTTACTTTACAGAATTAAGTGCTTATGTCATGACGCAAGTAGCGCCAGACTTAGCAGCCTTTGTTATTGTTCCTGTACAAGATAGTTTAACGTTTGGTAGTTTGTTCGAAGTTAAGTCAGAAGCAGATGAAGTGTTTATTAGTAGTGCAACTGTTGATAACATTGAAGTAGTTTCTTCGCTTACTGCTACTAAACTTAAAGCATCTGGAGCAATATATACAGATACATCTAGCATAAGCGGAGGAAACGTTTACTAATGGCTTACGAAAATAATCAGTCTGAGTATCCATTACCAGTTAACGGAGATTCGGGATCTCGCAAAAGCGAAAAATTTCTCCCAAGATACTTTAGAACAGAAGTAAACAGTAAATTTTTACAAGCAACATTGGACCAGCTAACACAACCAGGTGTTGCTGAAAAACTTAATGGGTATTACGGAAGGAAAATTTCTAAAGCCTATAGTGCATCAGACAATTATGTCGGTGATGTATCTACTCAACGAGAAAACTATCAACTTGAGCCAGTTACACTTATTAAAGACAATCTTGGAAACGTTACATTTTTAAAAGATTATAATGATTACTTAAACCAAATTAAAAGTTTTGGAGGAAATGTAGAAAATCAAGAAGTTTTAAATAGACAAGAATATTACACTTGGAATCCGCACATTGATTGGGATAAGTTTTCAAACTTTAGAGAATATTACTGGTTACCTTATGGACCGCAAACAATAAGAGTTGCAGGTCAGGAAAGAGGTATAGAAAGTACTATTAAAGTTTCATTATTTGATAATTTAGATAATGTTGGTTATATTTTCTCTTCCGATGAACTAGTACAAAATCCTACACTAGTATTGTATAGAGGACAAACTTATACGTTTGAAATTGATACTCCAGGAAATCCTATTTCATTTAGAACAAAAAGAACCTTACAAGATGATTTCAACTATAACGATGGTGTTAGTGTTCAAAGCGTCGAAAAGGGAACTATTACATTTGAAGTAGATCCAAATGCTCCAGAAGCATTATATTATATTGCAGATAATAATATTAACAATAGTGGATTAATTCAAATTAAAGACATTGAAGAAAATACAGAAATCAATGTTGAAAAAGAAATTTTAGGAAAAACAAAATATAAAACGGCATCCGGAATACAATTTTCTAACGGAATGAAAATAAGATTTGTAGGATTAGTAACTCCAGAGATTTACAGCGAAGGCGATTGGTATGTTGAAGGTGTTGGAGAAAAGATACAACTTATAAAAGAAACTGATCTTGAAATTCCTGGACCTTATGCTGAAAATAGAGAAATACCGTTTGATACTAATGAGTTTGATAGATTACCATTTGAGACAGCAAGTGGATATCCAGGTGTTCCAGATTACATCCTAATAAATCGTGCAAGTAAAGATGGAAACATGTGGTCTAGATATAATCGCTGGTTCCATAAAGATGTTGTTGAACAATCAGCATTGATTAATGGACAAACAATTAGTGCAGATCAATCTCAACGTGCAACAAGACCAATTATTGAATTCCAAGCCGGCACAAAGTTGTTTAACTTTGGATCTAAAAACAAGACTAACGTTGACTTGATAGATACATTTACAAAAGATATTTTTTCAACTATTGAAGGTTCTCAAGGATACAACATTGACGGAATAGATTTAGTAGACGGAATGAGAGTTCTATTTGTTGCTGAAGAAGATATTAGAGAATCTGGAAAAATATATAAAGTAAAATTTATTACTCAACGAGGCATTAGACAGATTAGTTTAATTGCAGAAGAAGATTCAGAACCGTTAGAAAATGAAACAGTACTATCTCTTAATGGAGTAGAGTATCAAGGTCGTATGTTCTACTATGATGGAACTAAGTGGCACCTAACACAAGAAAAAACAAAAATAAATCAACCACCATTGTTTGATTTATTTGACAATAACGGTTTTAGTTATAGTGATACTTCTGTGTATCCAAATAGTGATTTTACTGGAAATAAAATATTTTCTTATAGAGAAGGCACAGGCACTAACGATAGTCAATTAGGTTTTCCATTATCATATAGAAGTATTGAAAATATTGGTGATGTAGTATTTGACTTTGATCTTGTAAACCAAGATATTACATTTACAAATGATTCTTTGTTATCAGAAACTATTCGTACAGATGCTAGTTCTGTTTTTAAGTATAAATCAAGAACTGAGTACGAAGTTCAGAATGGTTGGATTAAAGCAAACACAGAAAGTGCTCAACGAGTTTTAAGACAGTATGTAGCAGAAGAAAATCAAACAAGATTTACAGTAGATGTTTATGACAATAGTTCTACAGTAGATTTTTTAACAATTCGAGTCACTATTAATAATGATTTAAAATTTGAAAATATTGATTTTACCATTGACAAAACTGGATCCAATGCTGTAGTTGAGTTTACTCAACCTCTGTCAGCTAACGACATTGTTGTTTTATATTGTAGATCTGCTGTAACAAAGAACGAGAATGGTGTATACGAATTACCTTTAAATGCAGAAAGAAATCCGCTTAATAGTGATATTGTAGAATTTACATTAGGTGAAGTAAACGATCATGTTACTTCAATTGTACAAGAAGCCGAAGAGTTTTACGGCGTTCACCCAGGTGCCGGCAATTTAAGAGATATAGGCAATCTTTCAAGTTATGGTAGAAAATTTGTACAGCACACGGGACTAGTAAATCTATCACTATATCATATTACAGATAAAAATGCAAATATAATTAAAGCAGTTGATTTTAACAGACGAGAGTATGCAAAGTTTAAAAGATTATTTTTACAAACAGCACTTGGTTTGGGGTTTGACGGATCTCCAAAAGCACACGTTGATTTAATTTTTAAAGAAATAAACCAAAATAAAACTACAACGCTTCCGTTTTATTTTTCCGATATGATTCCAATAGGCGGATCTAGAGTAACCGAATACGATGCCATTCCAGGAAACATTTATTATGCTCTAAACGAAGTATTTGATAATACACAACCGGGCGTTAAAGCGGTAACTGTATATCTAGACGATAATCAATTAATTTATGGAAGAGACTATACTTTTAATGCTGATGGATTTTGTGAAATAACGGCAGAAACTGTAGCAGGACAAAAGATTACAATTTACGAGTATGAAACTACAGACGGATCTTATGTTCCGCCTACTCCTACAAAATTAGGGTTGTATCCTAAATTTATTCCTACAAAGTTTATAGATAACACATACCTAGAACCAACTGAAGTAATACAAGGACACGACGGATCAATAGTAAAAGCATTTGGCGATTTTAGAGATGATCTATTGCTTGAACTTGAAAAAAGAATTTTTAATAACTTAAAAGTCTCTTACGATCCTAGTATACTTGATATTCATACATTTGTAGGTGGTGAATATAGAGATACAAATATTTTAAAAGACAGTATCGATAACGTTCTTTTAAAAGACTTTGCTTCTTGGTTAACAAATATTGATGATGTTGATTATACTGATTTTAGTTTTTATCAAAGAGATAATAGATTTACATATAACTACAGCTCAATGAAATCTCCTAACGGAACAAGTTTACCTGGCTATTGGAGATCTGTTTATAAACAAGCATACGACACTGATAGACCACATACACATCCTTGGGAAATGTTAGGTTTAACTATTAAGCCTTCGTGGTGGGAAGAAGTTTATGGTCCAGCTCCGTATACTAGTAACAACTTGTTATTATGGGAAGATTTAGAAAAAGGTATAATTGCCCAACCAGGGGTATCAAGAATTATTAAAGATCAATATAAGCGTCCTGGTTTAATAAATCATATTCCTGTAGATACTGGTGGAAATTTATTAAGTCCATTAGATAGTGGTTACGCTAAAAACTTTGTTGCAGCACTTTCAAAAGCTACGTTTGTTTTTGGCGACGAAGCACCAGTTGAAACAGCCTGGAGGAAAAGTTCAGAATATCCATTTGCATTAATGAAATCATGGATACTAAACCAACCAACAAAAATAATTGGTTTAGGTTTTGATAGATTAAGAATAACACGTAATAATGCTAATCAACTAGTATATAGTGATACACAAAAAAGAATAACCTTAGAAGATTTAAAATTCCCTAATAACTCAACAGTGTCTGATGATACAAATAGAATATATACTTCGGGATTTGTTAATTTTATTGCAAATTATCTATCGAGTAATGTTTTATCTAATTATGAAGATTATCAAACAAATCTTAAAAGTGTAACTAATCAGATAGCATTTAAGGTTGGCGGTTTTACAGACAAAACTAAATTTAATCTAATACTTGATAGTAGAACTCCTTTAAACCAAGGAAACGTTTTCATACCGCCAGAAAACTATCAAGTAACATTGCAAACAAGTAGTCCTATTGATGTTGTTACATATAGTGGTGTTGTAATTGAAAAAGCAACTAGTGGATATATTATTAGAGGGTATGATATACCTAGTCCGTCTTTTAGATATTATAAACATCAAGAAAATGAAAAAGATCCTCTAGTTAATGTAGGAGGAGTAAGTGCAGGATTCGTAGAATGGGATCAAAATAAACGTTATGTTGTAGATACTATTGTAAAGTTTGAAGTAACTTATTATAGATGTACTACAGCACACACTAGTACCAGCATATTTGACCAAACTAAGTTTTCAAAACTTCCTTCATTGCCAACCGAAGGCGGCAGATCTGCTATATTTAGAACTAAGTTTGATAAAGTATTTCCACAAGAGTTACCATACGGAACATTATTAAGAACTACACAGGAAGTTGTTGACTTTATACTAGGATATAGTGAATACTTAATTGATTCAGGATTTGTTTTTAACAATCATAATCCTAATTTAGAAACTATTGAAAACTGGAAATTAAGTGCAAAAGAATTTATGTTCTGGACAACTCAAGCCTGGGATAGTGGAGCATTAATAACTCTTAGTCCAGGTGCACAGCGAATTGAATTTAAATCAGAGTATGCAGTAGTAGACGATATATTTGATACTTTTTATGATTACGGGTTAGTAAAAGCAGACGGCACAAAACTAAGAAAAGAATTTTGTAATATTTTAAGAACCAATGATAATAGTTTTGTTCTTACTACAAAAAATACAGCAGACGGAATATATGCTGTAAAATTACCATTAGTTCAAAAAGAACATGCTATTGTACTTGATAATGAAACAGTATTTAAAGATGTTATATATGATTTAGCACCAGGATATAGACAAGAGCGTATTCGTGTACTAGGTTACAGAACTGCTGACTGGGCAGGCGGATATAACATTCCAGGATTTTTATATGATAATGCTACAGTAACAGAATGGCAATCTTGGAAAGATTATGCAATTGGCGAAACTGTTAAGTATAAAGAGTTTTATTATACTGCTACTACTAAAATTACAGGTAGTGAAACATTTGTTAATAGCCAATGGTATAGACTAGACGAAAAACCAGAAAGCAGACTTATTTCTAACATTGAATATAAAACTAATCAATTTGCTGATTTTTATGATTTAGATACTGATAACTTTGATATTAACCAACAAGAAATTGCACAACATTTAATTGGCTACCAAAAAAGAGATTATCTAGCAAATATTATTAACGACGATGTTAGTCAATACAAGTTCTATCAAGGAATGATTGCTGATAAAGGCACTCGTAATGTATTAACTAAATTGTTTGACGCACTTGGCGCAGCCGATAAGGAAAGTTTAGAGTTTTATGAAGAATGGGCTGTTAGAGTAGGCCAATATGGAGCAGCTGACGGATTTGATGAAATTGAATTTTTGTTAGACGAAGAAAAGTTTAGATTAAGTCCGCAACCAATTCTACTAACTAATACTATTCCAGAGGATGTTACAGATTTAATTTATAGACAAACTCCAAGTGATATTTACGTTTCGCCTGTTAATTATACAAGCAATCCTTTCCCAGTAAGATATACACCGGATACTCCTTTAAAAACAGCTGGATTTGTTAGAGAAGATGATGTTCAATATACAGTGAAAACATTTGATGATATATTAACTTTGGATCATACAGTGTTAACTGAAGGTGATTATATCTGGGTAACATTTGAAAAAGATTCTTGGAATGTTTATAGATATGTTGACACTCCTTGCAGAGTTACATCTCTTATTAGTACAGAAAGTAGCACATCTGTAGTTGTTGTTTTAGACAGATTAACTTCTGTTAAAGTTGGAGATATTATAGGTTTATATGAAACTGGAGAAGAAATTAACGGACTGTTTAAAGTAACAGAAGTTGCACTGAACAGAATAACTATTGAACTACCTGAAGATGTAACACTAAGCAATGAACTAACAGAACTCACAGGAATCCTAACAACGTTTGTTTCTAACAGAGTAGCAAATCTTGAAGAAGCAAATTCATATGCAGAAAACGACATAGGGTTTAACGAGTTACTATGGGTTGATAGCCAAACAACTGACGGTAATGGAAAATGGGCAGTACTTAAAGCAGGTAACTCATTTAACTTTGACGAAGATTTAATAAATCCTACAAATTCAAATTACTCATTTGGTAAAAGTATATTTACTAATGATGATAATACTTTAGTTGCAGTAGGTTCTCCTGAAGATGGAGATGGAAAAGTCTTTATATATGAAAGAGTGCAAGACGGCAGCACAGCTCACGGAACACTACAATTTAAACAAGTTATAGAACCAACACTAAACTTTTCGTCAGGCGGAAGTAAGTTTGGAGAATCGGTTTCTATAAGTCCTGATGGTAAGTTCTTAGTTGTTGGAGCTCCAAATGCAAGCAATGTAAAAACAGCATATAAAGAAGAATTTAACTTTAATACAGATTATAAATTAGGTGCTATTGTACAACATAAAGGTAATTTGTTTAAATCAAGAAGAACAGTTAGAGGTAGATCCGATAATGTTGTTTTTGGTACATTTGGTAGTGCTAGTAGTTGGAGATCAGAATTACATAAAATCTATAACTCCTATGACGATGTACCTTTAATTGCATTAGGAGACTCTCCGCTAAGAGATGTTTCAATCGATCATATATTAGTTAGAGCACCGGCTGCTGCGTTTGAAGGTAGTAATGTAGGTGATAGCGTATACTTTGATTGGAACGATATTAGTTACAATTACAATCCTATATCGGAAGTTGCTATAACAAATATTAATTTGGCAAATCCTGTAGAAATTACAACAGCAACTGATCATGGATTTTCAGATGGTGACGAAGTAATATTTACTGATTTCCCAAATGACGGATTCTTATTTAGACCATTTACAGGTAATGACCTATTTGACAATAGTGATGTAAACGTTCCTTATGATACTATAAGACAATACGGTGTTAAAGGATTTGAAAACAAACGATATTATGTTAAAGTTATAACTAGTCAGTTAGTTGAACTTTATAATAATGAAGAGCTTACTAATAGAGTTAACGGTAATCCAACATCTGGATTATTTACTGGTTCTTCAGATCCAACTAGATTTAACGGATACATAAGAAAAATTAATAAGATTTTTGATGATCTTTATTCTGATGTAATAAACAAATCTTTCTTAACAACAACTGTTCATACAGTTAGAAGAAAAATTACAGATGTATTTTATGTTGTTGATCCTATAAACATTCCTAGTGTATCACAAGGAGATAGAGTTACTACAACAACAGGTAATGCTGATGTAGTTTATGTCCGCAACGAATTAGGAAGATTAATTATCTATGCTAACAATAAAAACGGTATTTTCAGTGAAACTGGAGAATTGTTTATTAATGACCAATTCCGAATTGGAACCTATACTAGACCATTGCATGATAGTGTAGATAGAAGTTCAGTCTTAGGCGGGTATTGGGAAATAGCGTTACCTACACCTATTACACCTAAAGATTATCAAATAGTTGATGCACCACTAATTGAACCTGCTGATGGTCTAGTGTTAGTTGATGTTAAAAATAATAGTGCAACTGATTTAGTTAACGGATATACCGAAAGTACAGCTAGATTACCTTATAAGAGCACTATTCAAAATGCCTTAGATGTTCCAGTTACAATTATTGCTGCTACAGGTCTACCGTTCCAAAAAGAAACAGACTTAATACGTGTACTAAGTCATAAAAGTCAAGGCGTTGGCGGCAGTGTTACAGAAATAGATGTATTAGATCATCGTTGGGTAGTTAGATTGCCTAAAAATGTTTCTGACAAAGCAACAACTGCGTTTTCTGATGCAACAAAACCAGATCCTTATGTTGGTGTTTGGTTAAACGATATACCCGGTGTTGACGGAACATTGCCAGACTTATCGGATAGAGGTTTTGGGACAGATCCTTACAGTATTATAAACGAAACAAGAGTTCCTTTAGATTTATGGGATGGATACATTGATTATGATGTATTTGCTGAAATTCCTTTAGTGCCTGGTGATGTTATTAGAGAAGGCATTTCTGGAGCAACAGCAGAAGTTGCATATGTTCAAAGAGATCTTGACAAGGGAAGAGTGTATGTTAAAAATGTATCAGGTACATTTAGTTTTGGTGATAGATACTTCCCGGGGTTAGCACCGACGTCTATGTTCTTGTACAAGCAAGTCGGAGTACAACTTTCTAGATTTGGTACAACTGAATCAAGACAACTTGCCGACGACGATATAGGTAAACTAGCAGTATTTGGTCAATTTGATGAAAATGGAACTCCTATACCTAGAGAAATTCCACCTACACTGACATATGCTATTACATCTACTTCAGACGAAATTGCAGATTATGAAGTTAAATTTATTTCTGGAATAGAATATCATACTTGGGTTGAAGAGCGTAAACCAGGACTTCCACGTAATGCTATTGAACCAAGTACAGAAAATAATGACTGGTTTGAAGTTGATAATATTCCAATTAATGTGCAAAGAAATGCAAGCTCTTTTGTTAATGAAGGTGCATACTTTGTTTACGAATACAATACAGAAACATACAATTATGATTTAGTAAATGGTTATATTTTACCTAACAGAGAATCTAACAGATTCCTTGCTAGACATGTTAAAATTATTCAAAACAATAATTTTTATAAAATTATTATCAATTCTAATGAAACACATACTAACGATACAAAACAAGAAGTTAGTGCAGATGGTAGAGGTAGATTATATTTTGTTCTTAATGGAACAAGCGACTATGGAACATTTAATTGGTCACTAGGAAGAGATCCAAACTTCAAAGGTGTTTATTCTAATACAAGCTCTTATTATCAAGATCAAATTGTTATCTATAATGAAGTATTTTATAAAGCATTAACAACAATGCAAGCTGAAGAGTTTGATAGTACTAAATGGAGAGTGTTAGGAGATCATATAGACTATGTTGGCTATTTGCCTAATACTTCAGGAATTACTATTATTGGTGACGATTCTAGTATTTCAAATTTAGATACAACAGCATTTGGCGATCAATTTGATATAAGTGATAATGGCAGAGTACTAGCAACTATTGCAAGATATGAAACTGGCGATAAGTTAATAATTTATAGACTAAAAGATATGCATTTTGAATTTGCAGCGGAGTTTGATGCCCCGGCAGATTCAAAGAATTTTGGTGATAGTATTGCAGTTTCTGATAATGGTAACTTGATTGTTGTTGGAGCATATAAATCAGATGATAATGAAGCATTCCAAGGAAAAGTATTTGTTTATAAAAATGTTTCCGGAGTATATCAACTACAGCAAACTTTACACAGTCCTAATGCAGAGCTAGTTGAAGGCTTTGGACTTAATTTAAGTTTTGACGGCAACCAATTAATAGTAGCAGGAGAAGCAAGTGATATTATACTCGATACAACATTTGATAGGTATTCAGAAAGAAATACAAATTCTTTAACAGAGTTTAATAGTAAGTTTGTAAATAATCCTAATAGTAATTTGTCAATTGGAGAAACTACATTTGACAATGGATTTACTACATATGTTAAAAAACTAAACGATAGTGGTATAGTTTACTTGTATGAAAATGTAAATGATACTCTAGTATTTGGACAACGTTTAAAATATCCTGACTTCAGAGTTAAAGATTTTGGTAAGAATATAGTTGTTAAAAACAATTCAATTTTAGTAGGTTTGCCAGGAAGTTTGGTACAAGATAACCTAGTTGGAAAAGTAGCAGTTTACAATAAGTTTAATGAAAGTAAAATTTGGGAAGTATTTAGAGAGCCAGTTGATCCAGCTGATATTTCAAAATTTAGAGGAAGTTTCTTATATGACACTAGTGAAAACAAAATGCTCACTAGGCTTGACATATTAGATCCAATACAAGGAAAAATTCCCGGATTAGCAGAACAAGAACTATCTTATAAAACTTACTATGACCCAGCATCTTATAATATAGGATATGCACATGATAAAGAACAATATGTTTCTTGGGGCAGTGAACATGTTGGTAAACTATGGTGGGATTTAAGTACAGTTAAGTATGTTGATTATCATCAAGGTAGTATAACTTATGCACAAAATCATTGGAATACATTTGCTGAAGGTTCGTCAGTAGATATTTACGAATGGGTTGAATCAAATATTCTTCCTTCGGCTTGGGATAACTTAGCCGGTACAAATAGAGGTATTGCTTTAGGAATAAGTGGTGTTTCTAAATACGGAGATACTAGATATGTTGTAAAAGACATATACGATTCTATCTCGCAATCATTTGTAGTAAAATATTATTTTTGGGCAAAAGGAACCACAATACTACCACAAGTAGAAGGAAGATCAAAAACTGGATTTGATGTACAGAATATTATATTAGATCCTCAAGGACAGCAATTAAAATTTGTTACTATTTTAGGCGATAATAAATTTGTTCTTTATAATTCTAACGGTTATTTAAAAGACAAAGACATTGCAATAAATTTCCGTTATTGGACTATAGATAATCAAGATAATAACATCCATACAGAATATCAAATTATTACAGACGGATTTGAAACAAGCCGTCCTAAGAAAGTAATAGAAGATAAATGGTTTGATAGTTTAATAGGATCAGATAAATTCCATAGACCTGTTCCAGATCCTGCATTAAGTGTAAAGCAAAAATATGGAAATATGAATAGACCAAGACAGAGTTGGTTTGTTGATAGACAGGAAGCACTAAAGCAGTTTATTGAAAGAGTTAATAGAGTATTAGCAAAAGAGTTAGCTACAGATAATTTAAATCTTGCAAAGCTATTTGATGCAGAAAAAGCACCATCAACATTAACAGGATTATATGACACTGCTGTTGACACTGATGAAGAATTAAGATTTATTGGTACAGTACGTGCAGAACAAGCACAAATACAAGCAACTGTTGTTGACGGAGTTGTGACTAAGATAGATGTTATTAATAGAGGTAGAGGATACAAATATCCACCTAAGATTGAAATAACTGGAACTGGAGAAGGTTTAGAGCTAGTACCAGTATTAAACAATTTAGGCATGATTACAAGCGTTACTATTGTAAATGGCGGGTCAAACTACACTAATGATATAACGCTTACTATAAGACCTCTTACTGCGCTTGTAAGAGCGGATAGTACTATAGGCGGTGCCTGGTCATTGTATGCTTGGAATAGCACTACAAGAACTTGGAATATAGTTCGTCAGCAATATTATAATGTTTCGCAATATTGGCAGTATAAAGATTGGTACGAAGATGGCTATTCTGAACTTACATCTGTTGATTTCTTAATAGATGACTATTACCAGTTAAACATTATTAATGATAGTATTGGTGATATTGTTAAAATATCAAATGTTGGCGAAGGTGGATGGATTTTACTTGAAAAAATTGTTAACGTTGATACTCCTGATTACACTTCGGGATATAGAACTGTTGGTAGACAAAGAGGCACAATAGAGTTTTTACCTACACTGTATACTCAAGAAGGCGGCGATACAGAACTTAGAAAGATACTTGAAACTATAAGAGATGACTTGTTTGTTGACGAACTAGCTTCTGAATATAATCAGTTATTCTTTGCAAGTTTACGCTATGTACATACTGAACAAAACTATGTAGATTGGGCATTTAAAACCAGTTTTATTAAAGCAAAACACAACGTTGGAGAGCTTATTGAGAAAACAACATTTAACAATGATAGTTTACCTAGCTTTGAAGCATATATTGAAGAAGTTAAACCTTACAAGACTAAAATTAGAGAATATTTGTCAGCATACGACAAAACTGACAACACTCAAAGTGTAATAACAGATTTTGAACTATCTCCGTTCTATGATCCAGAAATTGGAGAAATTGTTTCTCCACAAGTACAAATTAATAACGGTGTGTTATCAGGAATAAACTTTGATGTTACTGTTTATCCACAAAAACACTGGATTGATAACTTTACATATTCGGTGCAAGAAATTATAATTGAAGACGGCGGATCAGGTTATGTTGAAGCACCTCAAATAGTAATTAGTGGAGGTGGCGGATCAGGAGCCAAAGCAACAGCGTATATTGGTAGTGGTAGTATTCAGTCTATTGTAGTAACAAGTCCTGGCACAGGATACACTAGTGTTCCAAATATAACTGTAATTGGTACTGTAGCCGACGGCGGCTCACTTCCTAAAGTTTCGGTAGTACTTGGTAATAAAAAAGTAAGAAGTTTAACTTTACAACAAAAGTTTGATAGGGTTTCTCCTAATTATGAAATTTTTGTGTTAGAAGAAACTGAATCATTTGTAAGCAGTGGTACTGAGCTTGTGTTAAGACTAAAATACCCTATGGATCTTACTAGAGCAAATGTTAAAGTATTCTTTAATGGTACTGAAGCATTAAGTAGCGAATATACTTACAAAAATATAAACGTTTTCTCAAACGATAAAACACACATACATGCAAAAGGTACTATTATACTAGAACAAGCAGCTCTTAACGGTGTTACTATAACTGTACAATATAATAAAGACATTAGTATGCTTACTGCTGCTGACAGAATTAGATTATTTTATAATCCAGCAGAAGGACAACAAGGAAATGATCTTGGACAGCTAATGGACGGTGTTGACTATGGTGGTGTAGAAGTTAGATCATTTGAGTTTGGACAAGATTTAGGTTGGGATACTAAAGAATGGTATACAACTTCTTGGGATTCATACGATACAAACTTTGATGACGAAACATTCTATTCAGATGGCAGCACAACTAAGTTTTCGTTAAGTAAACCTCTTGAAGATGGTGTTGAATACAATGTGTACATTAACGGTATACGCATTGATGATCCTAATTGGGATGGAAGTTCTAAAACTTATCTTGCCGATGATGGAGTTACAGTACTTGCACTAGGAAATCCTAACGCAATAATGAGAACTATTACAACAGAAAGTTCAAATTATGAAGTTGTTAATGGCGAGTATATTGTAAGTATAGAAAACATAGAAGAATTTGAAGAATACTACACTACAAGTATTAATAATCCTCCTAAAGACCAAGTTATTGTTATTAGAAAATCTACATCAGATGGAAGTTTCTTACCCGAAGGTGTTGGATTTGACTCAATAATACAAGGTGGTAATTTAGCATATGGAACTGCTACAGGTTTAGCAGCAGGTGATATTACACTTGACGGTGACGGATTTGTTACACCTACTACAAGCAAAGGTCCTGAAGAACTTATTCCAGGACAGTTACACGATACACTTGATTTAAAAGTTTATGATCGTGCAGCAGATGGCGGCAGTTTAATAAGCACTAGAAATTATACTGCTACTAGCGGACAAACTACTTTTGATTTAAGTATTTTACCACATAATATAGATTCGTTATTTGTTAAAGTTAATGGTGTGCTAATGAGCTCCGAAGAGTATGAAATAAATTATTCTGACAAGGTTGTTACTTTAACAACGGCTCTATCACAAGGAGATAAAGTAAACATTTCTTCAATGGCAGGTAATGGTGAAAGAATTATTGATATAGACTCATTTACTGGGGACGGAACAACACAAATTTTTGTTTCTAGCGCACTTTATAATCCAAATCAGCAATATTATATTACTGTAGATGGTAAAAAAGCACAAGTTACTCTGTTTGAAGCCGACGAAACATACGGAGATTTACAAGGCTATACCGCAATGCAGTTTGTAGTTGCTCCTGAAGAAAATGCATTTATATATTACTCGTTATTTGACACTAACGAAGATGCTACAATACAAAGATATAGCGAAGTCCTTGTAGATAGATTTATAGGCGACGGTAGTACAGTTGAATTTGAATTAACTCCAGAGCCGTCAACTAGACTTCCTTTAAGTCATAACATTATTGTTAAGGTTGATAATAAAATTCTTTATCCAGGATATACACAACATTGGTATATTAGTACTTCTAGAGAATATGTGTTAGATAGATCACAATATGCAACAGGTAGTTTAAGTCCTGATTCAGTTATAGTCTATCTAAACGGTGAAAAATTAGCATTATTACAAGACTATCGTTGGAACTATAGTGACTCTTCAGTAACATTGTTTGATAACGTTGGAGAAGTTGGCGATGATTTAGAAATTGTTATTCCAGAATCTGGCGAATATGACTTTAATAGAAATACTTTAATAACTGTTCCAAATGCAATTGGTACATTTGAACCTGGGGAAACTGTTGAAATTGGAACAGGAGATAGTACTGTTTATACAGCAACAGTTAAATCTTATTCTACAGGATCAGGAAATCTTGTGTTAGTTGGCACAGTATCAGGACTTGTACAAGCAATTGATCTTGATGATACTATTCCTGTAAAAGGACTAACTAGCCAAGCATCAGCTGATAATATTTCTGCAATAGAATTTATCGAAGCAGGAGATAGTTTAATTCTAAAAGATACTCCGGCTGAAAATGCTACTATAGATGTTTATAAATTTAACAAACACGATATACAAGATATACAA